TTACTGGATTGACCCGGCGAAAACGTCCTTGGCCGCCCCCGCCACGAGGACATAGTTGCAGCCACGCCTCACGATGTCGGTGACGGCGCCGCACTCCTCGCACTTCCCGGCCAGGAAGAACTTGTTCGGCACATCCATGGTTTGGCGAGACCCGCAGCGATGGCAGGTGAACTTCTGGTGCACGACGTGCCCGGCCTCGATGTACTTCGACGCCTGCTCGACAACTTCGGTGAATGGAAAGTCCTTGGCCGTCATGGGCTTCTCCTCACTGTTGTGGTTTGCCTTCGCGCAGCCAGCGCTCGGCGAGCTGCAGCATCTTGATCCACTGGCCCAGGGTCCCAGGCTGCCGGGCGGTGTCGTTGGCGACGGCGCGCACGCTGCGCTGGCCGTCGTTTGTGGTGCGCTCCAGCTCCACCTTCATCACTCCCCCTCGATCGGTTCGTCGGCGGCGCAGCTCGGGTCGGTCAGAACGTCGGGACGATAGCGGCGCATCTTCTCGCGGTGGCATTTCGGGCAGGTGCGGCAAAGCTCGATGCCGCGCGCGTCGTACTGCCACGCGCTGTCGAGCCCGCTGCCGCAGGGACAAGGTTTTGTCTGGATCATCAGCGGCCTCCTGCTTCCGCTGATGCCTGGGCGACCGCGCCGCCGTCCGGGGCTGGGGGCAGGTCGGACGGCGACGCGATCTCGGCGGGTGCCATGGCATCCGCCGGTCCAGAGGCATCACCCTTGCTGGACCTCTTGGGATCGGCAGGCGTTGCAGCGGCAATCGCCTCCTCGATCGAACTCTTGTCGAAGCCCTCGCCAGTCGGGCCGCGCAGCCGCTCGCGCAGCTTCGGCGAGGTGTCGCGGCTCACGTCCTTCATCGGCTCGGCCGCAACGCCCTCGCTCTCCTCGACCTCGCCACGCGCATAGACGCCGCCGAGAATGTCCGGACAGAAGATGCGGCACCAGTCGCGACAAGTGTCGTAGAACATCTGGACGTCGGGCTTGCGCACCCACAGCGGCGAACCCTTGATCTGGCCGCGCTCATTCGTCCCTGGCCGCAGGTCGCCCAGCCGCTCGCTGGTGATCTCGCGCACGATGGTCTCGCCCCTAAAGACGCCCCACACACGGCACCTGCGATCGTCGCCATTGCCAATGGTCTCGTGCTGCAGCCGTTCCTTCAGCGGCGCCTTCGCCTCGATCACGGCATGGTAGAACTGGCTCTCATAGGCCACACGACCGTCCTTGCCGAGGTAGGTCCAGTTGGCCAGGGTGAGCGGCGAGATGTTCAGCTCGATCGCGCGGACGATGATGCCCCAACATCCGCCGACGTTGCCACGCAGCCATTCCGGCAGCATCGGACCGGCGGTCGCCATGATCTTCGCGGCCTCAGCAATCTGCATCGCGTTGGTGAAGTCGAAGCCGAAGTCGGCGACCGGCACCTGCGCCGTGCGATCGGACAACACCTTCTCGATCTTGCCTTCGGCCAGATCGCGCCGCGTCACCCGGTCGCCATCCATCGGGCGGTCGCCCTGAAACGATTGATCGCTCATGTCACCTGTCCCTGTAGCCGTTGATTGCTTCCGACACGCGCCCGTGGTCGGTGTTGAACATCACCGCGATCTCCATCAGGCCGAGATGCCGGTTCGCAGGATCGGCAGCGAAGGCGCGCATCCGGCTCCTGACCTCCGGGCTCATTCTCGCCTTGTGCGCCCTCACGCGCGGCCGGGTGGACGGCTTGCGCTTGGTCGCTTCGGCAAGCTGGTGCAGCGCGGCGGCGATCTCGGGATCGGCAAGGCGGTCGGCCAGCTCATGCAGCCGCGCGCGGATGGCGGGGATCGTCTTCATGCGGCCTCCCGCAGCTCGAACTTCAGCCGCTCATCGATCTGGGCGCGCTTCCAGTCGGGCAGATCGACGTACTCGGCATCATCGCGATCATCACCGGGACCGGGCCAGACACCGGAAGACAGACAGTCGGCAAAGGTCCGCATGGCGGCGCGGTTCTGCTTCATGCCGCGCGCGATGTCCTCGTCCTTGAGCTGCTGCGCGCGCACGCAGAACGGCGCCGTCTTCTCAACCCAGATCAGCGTGAAGGAGTTGGCCTCCAGGCCCAGCGCCATCGCGCCTTCGAGCACCAGCGCGGCCTGCTGATGATAGCCAAACGTGGCGATCGAGGACTGCAGGTCGCGGTACAGCACCGAAGGGGTGGTCTTCAGGTCGGTGAAGTCGCCGCTATCGTTCGGCGTCACATCCGGGCGGGCCTTCAGCCAGAGCCCGGTTTCCTTGTCCTTCCAGATCAGGCTGCGCTCGATCAGGCCGTTGAGCGCGCCCGCCTGCACCAGTGGGAAAGCACCCAGCGAGATGGCCATGCCCTTGATCATCTCGACCTGCGCGGCGGTCATCACGGTCAGGCCCTCGCGCTTCTTCGCAGCCAGCCAGCGCTTGCACTCTTTCCGGTTGCCGTTCCACTTCTCGCCGTCGAGCGTCTCGGGCCGGACCACGAACACGTCGGCGAAACCGATCTCGGCGGTCAGCAGGTGATGGGCGGCACGGCCCAGGACGAACGCCTCGCTCTCAGGCTCCTCCACACGCGCGGGGTTGAGCGCGCAGTGCACCCAGGCATGTGCTGGCGAGCCGTCCCACAACTTGCGCAACAAGGTCGAGGATACGCTCGGGCCGTCGCAGATGTCACCGCGATGGTAAGCAGGAAGCGGCAGTTTCGTGTAGAGGCCCGGCTGCGTGATCGCGTTGCCGTCCCACCTGATCGATTGGATCATTCGTTCCATTCCTTGATGCCGGTCGGCTTGCCCATCACGGTGATGTTGAGCGCGCCGCCGCGAAGCTGCCGCAGCAAGTCATCGGCCAGCTCGGTGGCGCGCATCTCGCTGCCGCAAGTGAACACCAGGGCGACGCGATTGGCCCGTTGCTCGATGTCGATCCGGTGCCCCAGATTGGGATGCGAGAAGCCGCGGTCCCTCATGCATCGAAGCCCCAGCTCTCGAACCCGTGCCGGGAAAGCCACTCGTGCGACGCCAGCCGCACGGGCAGCGGCAGCGACCGGATCGCGGTCCGCAGCTTGTGCAGTGTGATCGTGGCCACGTCCCGGTCCGACGGGCGGTGCCCGTACTTGGCGGAAAACGCGATCAGGGCATCGACCCCTGCGGTCACCGCTGCATCGCGCTCGGCGATGTACCCGGCGATCCTGTCGTCCTGGCCGCGCATTGTCAGACCCTCAGCGCTTCGAGAATTTCGGTCCGGTAGGCGTCGACAAGCTCATCGGAGAGCGCAACGATCTCATCCTCGTCGCGCTTCCAGAGCTTGGCGACTTCGGCCGTCACGGGCAGCGACCGCGCTTCGGCCAGCAGCGCGGCGGCGAGAGCCCTACCAATTGCTGCGATTGATTTGTCCGACATGACGCGATGTCCCCTTCCAATTCGAGGAACGTAGCGCGTCAAAAAACTCGCGTGAGTAAAGCATTTTACTCTGAGCGCAAATATATCCCGTGTAACGCGATCTAACGCGATCTCTCGTGCGCCGTAAGGCGCGCAACGATGAGTGTTTGTCGCGGAGATACACGGGAAGTCGCGCCATAGGGCGCTCCCGTATCCACATAACAGATAGTAGTTATAATAAACTACTGCGCACGCGCACGCGATTGCATAGAGCGTGCCAGTCGCGTTGGCATCGTTCCGAAAACCAGAAAAATAAATGATGTAACGGAAATCGCCTAACGCTTTGTGGCGACGGCGCGGCAGCGTGTTCGCGAAAGAGTAAAATGTTTGACGCACTACTTCGTCCTAACTTTTTTTCGCGCTTGATTTTCGATTTGCGCGAGGCGCAACATCCTCGACGGCTGTCCATCATCACCTACCTGACGAGATGACGATCGCGCGCGCATCGCCCCGCGCGACGCCGCTCGCGCGCAACATCGGGAGATGCCGCAATGGCAAAGAACGCCGCCGAAAACACCCCATCAGTCGAGAACATCAAGGACGCCGTCGCGGCGATCGAGAAGATCGACCAGGAGCTGCTGACCGAAAAGATGGCCTACATGAAGCGCTGCAAGGTCATCCGCGACCGCCGCGCCGACCAGTTCGACCACGCCGCCGATCGCGGCATCCGCAAGAAGCTGCTCAAGGCCAAGATCAAGGAGCGCGGCCTGCGCCGCAAGGCCGACGCGGTCGCCGACGACTTCGAGGACGACGACCTTGACGAGTACGCGATGCTGTCCGAGAAGCTGGGCGACTTCGGCGATCTGCCGCTGGGTCAGGCGGCACTCTCGCGTGCTGAGCGTGCGCAGGCTGGTGCATGATGCAGGTGCAGATGGCGGAACTGCTGCCCGTTGCAACAGCGGACGAAATTGCCTTGGCCGAGCACGCGGCGGTGATCCGCGCAATCGGCAAGCGCGTCGTGGGCGACATCCTCGAAATCGGTAGGCGGCTCGACGCGGCACGGGACCTCCTCAAGGAAGAGGGGCGCTGGCGCAAGTGGCTCGACACGGAGCTGCGGTGGTCACCGCAGACCGCCGGTCGCTTCATTCAGGTCTTTGAGGCATCGGGCAAACATTCCAACTTGGAACATCTCGCCGTGCCGGTGAGCGGCCTGTATCTCCTCGCCGCGCCATCGACGCCAGCGGAGGCGCAACAGGACATCATCGCCCGCGCCGAAGCCGGGGAACGGCTCTCGGTCGAGGATGTGCGTCGCATCATCGAGGAGGCACGCGCCAAGGACGGCGCGAGCCATGAGCGCGCGATAGCCGATCTGCGGGCCGAGATCGCGCGGCGCGAACAGGCGGTTCGCGCCGAGTACGAGGGCAAGCTCGTCCTCGATCCCGCCAAGCTTCAGGCCGAGATCGCCACCGCGATCGACAAGGCCGTGAAGCCCCTGGAGAAGGACCTCGAAAAGGCGGAGCGGAAGCTCGCAACGGCGAACGAGCAACTTCAGGCGAAGCGCGCGGCCGAGCCGCCACCAGGGCCGAAGATCGACAGCGGCATGTCGCTGGCATCAACCAGCGCCATGCTCGCGATCCACCATCTGGTCGAGAAGCTCGATGCCCTCACGCCCAAGCAGATGGTCCACATCGAGGTGCTGTCGGCGAAGCACACGCAACAAACGCCAGCCGATCGCCTGGGCAAGTCGCGGGACGAGGCGATGAGGGTCGTCCGCTGGCTCAACGAGTTCATCGCCATGGAATGGGAGGGCGACCAGTGACCGAGCGCCGTTCATTGATGCAGTTCGTGCGGGATGCCGCACGACGCGCCCGCAACATCAAGAAGCTGACCGACCCGCACGCCATCGCCGGTTACTGCTTCGAGGAGGCGAAGGGCTACGGCCTCATCACGGCGGCATGGACCCACGAGGCGGAATTGCAGTCGATCCTTCGCCTCGTGACGTTCCGCAAGAAGCCCCCGCACCTGTCAGAGGACGAGCATCAACTCCGTCTCTTCATCGACCACGAGGACATCGTTTTCGACATCCGGCACGAAGGTGCGGTGGTCCAGAAGGCTCTGGCGGATTGCGGGCTGTCGGACATCGCTCAAATCGAGCGCCAGAAGGACGACAACATCGCTGCGGCCGAGGCCGAGCGCGATCTGTTCGCGCGCGCGTCCGGCTACATCAAGCCGCTCCTTAAAAGCCATCCGAGCTGGGTCTGGCGCGACGCAGTGGGCCATCTCAGCACGCATGGTGGGTTGCCGTCCCTCTGAGGGATCGAAATGTCTGTCATCCTCGCCCTCGACCTAGCGTCACGCACCGGCTGGGCCGTGGGCGAGCCGGGCCAGACACCAACGCACGGCTCGATCTTTTTCGGCAAGCCGGGCGCCTCTCACGAAGCAATCTTCTCCAATGCATGGGGCTGGATGTACAGCATGCTCGCTGACTTCGGCCCGAGCACCGTGGTTTGGGAAGCGCCGATGCCGACGTCCTTCAACCGCGGAAGAAGCAACGTCAACACGACGACGTTGCTCTACGGCCTGCCCGCCATCATCGGCGCCTGCGCCTATCGCTGCGGCCTCTACGACATCCGCAAGGCCAACACCCGCGACGTGCGGCTGCACTTCATCGGCTGCAATCCGAAGCGCGACAGGGCGAAGTCGATGGTGATGCGCCAGTGTCGCGCCATGGGCTGGGAGGTCGAGGACGACAACGAGGCCGACGCACTCGCAACCTGGCACTATATGTGCTCGCTTATCCAGCCGCAGCTCGCGCTCGTCACCACGCCCCTCTTTCAGCAGGGGCGCCGATGAACATGCACGAGCCGGTCACATCGTTCGCCGTGCACATGGAGGCGATTGCCGAGGAGTTGCTGGGCTCACCGAACCTGCGCCTCTCCTCCGATGGTGACCGACGCTACGGCAAGCACGGCTCGCTTTCGATCGACGTGGAGACCGGACGCTACTACGACCACGAGACGAAGACCGGCGGCGGCGTGCTCGATCTGATTTCACGTGAAACTGGACGCGATCATAAGGCGGCGATGCTGTGGATGCGCGAGCACGGCTATCTGGAGCAACGCGAGCGACAGGAGAGCAAGCCGCAGCAGCAAGCGCTGGGGCGCGAGGTCGCGCACTACAGCTACACCGACGAGAACGATGAGCTGCTGTTTCAGGTCGTGCGGTTTGAGCCGAAGACATTCCGGCAGCGCCGCAGGCCGCAGCCCGATGATCCACCGGACAAGATCAAGCACGGCTGGGTCTATGGCGTGCGCGGCATCAGACACGTGCCATATCGGCTGCCCGAGCTGATGGAGGCCATCGCCAACGGCCACACGGTGTTCGTGGTCGAGGGCGAGAAGGACGTCGACAATCTTGCCAAGATCGGCGTCATCGCGACGACGAACCCCGGCGGCGTCGGCAAGTGGGGCGACCAGCTCACGGCATTCTTCCGCGACGCCGACGTGGTGATCATTCAGGACAACGATCCCCAGGCAAAGAACCCCGATCCGCCGAATGGCGACGGCGCACTGCGCTGGCACCCGGACGGCAGGCCGGTGCTGCCCGGCCAGGATCACGCGCAGGATGTCGCCAAGTCGCTGTCTGGCACCGCGCAAAGCGTGCGCGTGCTCGATCTCGCCCGGCATTGGCCCGACATGCCGTCCAAGGGCGACGTATCCGACTGGATCAAGGCTGGCGGCACGCCCGACGCGCTCCACGCACTCGCCGACGCAACCCCGGACTGGTCGGCTGCGCCGTTCCGCTCGCGCTTCGGCGGCCTCCGCTGGGAAGAGATCGCGGTGCCGGGGCATACATCGGGATACAATTGGGTGGTCGAGGACATCATCCCCATGGACGAGATCACGCTCGTCTATGGCGACAGCGGCAGCGGCAAGTCGTTCGGGACGTTCGACCTGGGCATGGCGGTGGCGCGCGGGCTGACCTTCATCGGTAGGAACACCGAGCCAGGACTGGTGATCTACGTGGCCGCAGAAGCCGGGAAAGGCTTCAGCAAGCGCAAGCTGGCCTACGTCATCCAGCACGAGCTGCCGCACAAAACATCCCTGCCGTTCTATCTCTGCACCAAGCGGCCGGACTTCTTCTCCAGCGACGACGACCTGACCGCGCTCATCGCCGAGATCGAGGCGATCGCCAAGACCTACCCGGTGCGGCTGGTCCTGATCGTCATGGACACCCTGTCCGCGCTCGCGCCCGGTATGAATGAGAACGCCAGCCAGGACGTGTCGATCGTCAGGAAGCGGCTGGTCGCCCTGCAGCAGCGGTTCGGCGCCGCTGTGATCCTCGTCCACCATAAGCCGAAGGGCGGCGGCTCGCCGCGTGGGCACTCCTCCCTGACCGCCGACTTCGAGACGACGATCGAATTTGAGATCGCAGCCGACAGGCGCACCTCACTTGGCGGCAACATCCACCGGGCAACGGTCAGGAAGCAGCGCGAGGGCAAGTCCGGTCTCAGGTGGGAGTTCACGTTGCCGGTCATCAGCGTCGGCCGGAACAAGTGGGGCAACGAGGAAACCTCATGCGCGGCGGTCGCCTATGATGCGAGCGAGAGCACCGAGCGCAGCGGCTATCAGGCGACCAGCAACGAGCGTCTGCTCATGCACGCGCTGTTCGACGCCATCAACGAGTACGGCGTGGCGCCGCCATTCCAGCTCCCGGCCAGCATCAGCAAGATGGTCGACGTCGGCTATGTACGCGCCGCCATGCGGGCCAAAGTGGTCGATGACGACGCCGACACCGAGGCCGCCGACAATCGCTTCCGTGGCGCCTTCAAGCGCGCCGGGGACAAGCTGCGCGACGCAAAGATCATCGGCATCCAGAAGCCGTACTGGTGGTGGACTGGCAAGCCCGTCGCCGGGATGGGGGGCTGACGATGACCATCGTCAAGGTACAGGTGGCGCTCGCGACAAACGACCCGGACTTCGCCGACATGGCGCTGATCTATGCGGAGGAGCACAAATTCGTGACGGAGCAGCGGCTCCACCCAGCGGTCCGGCGGCTGATGAATGGCGACGCCAAGGCATTCTTCGACGCGAACTTCCGGTCCGGGCGCTGGGACATCGGCAACCGCGTGGAGGATCAGGATTGGTGATGTTCAGGCGCGAACGCAAGGAGCTGAAGAAGCAGCGGCTGGCCATGCAGCGCTATGTGGCGCTGCGCATGGAAGAAGACATCGAGACCTGCATGGCGATCGTCGCACGCAAAGCGGAGCGGATGCGGAAGGCGCGTAACAAGGCCAACGCAGAGAACAAGCCTAACGGGCAATGACTTACAGGCGCGCATAACGCGATGTAACGGCGCCGTCTAACGGAATGAGGCAAAACCATGAGGTTGATCAAATGGAGGGATGGCCATGCATGACCTAAACCACGCCACCGGGATCGAGTACGACCCCAAGACCCGCACGGAGGCCGATGTACTCAGCGAGTTCGAATTCGAGGAGGTCGCCACCAGCGTCGAGGAGCGGTTTCGACGCGCCTATGACGTCGCCAAGGTCGGCAGCGCCAGGGTCGAAAGCCAGATGGAGTACGAGCTGGTCTCACTGGGCTGGTGGCTGGTGATCAAACGGCTTGGGCTAGCGCTGTGGATCGGCAAGGACAAGCCCGCGATCGAGAGCGGTGATCTGCTCAACATCAAGATCAGCAAGAGGCATTTGCCGCATGTTCAAAATTGAGATGGACTTCAAGGAACTGGAGCAGGCGGCACTTCGGATCGGCGCCGCGGCAGATCAGGTGCCCTATGCCCTTGCCCTGGCGATGAACCGCTCCGCCGATGTCACCCGCAACCTGCTGGTCAAGAGCACGTGGCCGCAGCACGTCAAGCAGCGCAACGCGTCCTTCATCGCGGCGTCGCTGACCACACGGGATGCACGGGCGAGCAAGCAGTCGCTGTCGGTCGAGATATACGACAAGCTGGATCGCGGTAACCTGCAGATGCAGGCCAAAGGCGGCATCCGGTCACCGCATGGCGGCTCAAACCTCGCCGTGCCAGCCAGCAACGTGCCAAAGACCTCGCGTGGCGTGCCGAGCCGCCTCCGGCCCAGGAACATGCCGAACGCCGTCCGCAAGGGCGACGTGCTCTATGCGAAGGACAAGAAGGGCCGCCTGCGCCTGCTCTATGTGCTGAAGCATCAGACCAACGTGCCGAAGCGCGTCCCTTTCTATGAGGACTTCGCCTTGTCGATGTCGCGCGAATTGGTCAGAACAATTCCGCTCGCCGTCGCGAAGACGATGGCCACCCGGAGGCGTTGAACGTGATGCACCTCAGAGCATGCGCACGGTGCGGCGCTGGCGTCAGCGCCACAAGGCGCTATTGCGCACCATGCGCCGATGAAAGGCGGATCGAGGCCAAGCAGAAGCAGAACCGGAAGCGCAAGCACCCCCTGCCCGATGCCGTTGCCGTTCGTTACGTCGGCACCAAGCGCGGCATGTTGAAGGTGCGTCGATGAAGGCGATCGCGACGAGTGCGAAGGGATGTGCGCCGTATGAAGCAGGGGCAAGCAGCCATGCGTCAAAAGCAACGAGGCTGCACCAACTGCCTGCCGATCGAACCTGCACCACGGACCCCCTATTCGATTTTCGGGTCCCTCGGGGACCAGGGGCAAGTGCGGGGACCGCGCGACTGCGCACTTTGAGGATATTTGTGGTTTTTGATTTTCGAATTTCTTTTCGTACCATCTCTCACGCAGGCTGGATGTGGGGCCAACGGGGCGCGGCATCATGAATTGCAAAATCTTTATACGGCGGGGTCGCGCGGTCCCCGATCTCTTTCCCTCTAGAGGACCCCCCGCGATGACGGCGTGTACTCGGCTTACTTCTTCTCGTCCTTCGGAGCCGGTGCACCGTCCTTGTCCCTTTTGATATTGCCCTTGGCTGTGCTCATGCCGGTCGTATCCATCGAACCATCTGGCTTGGCGCCGTCCGTCGCTCCGGGTTTCTCCATGCCGGTCTGCGGAGCGGGGCCAGTGTTTTGGGCAAAGGCTGTGCCGCACATGAGCGCGAACGCGGTGACGGTGATAAACTTCTTCATAGGTTGCTCCTTAGGACAATAGGTTTCTCCTTAGGATGAATGACCGACGAATAATGCGGCGCGCAAAATGTGGTTCCTGAGGCGCATTCCTTTTGCGTCCGCGCAAGGCGTCTCGAAGGATCGGCCGCGAGGAAACCGCCAGCCAATTTCCCGCGCTTCAATTCGCCGTGCGTCGGTCGGAACCTCCGCATGGCCGGAGACGTTTCCCTCCCATGCGCACGACATCAAACATCATCTTGGCCAGCCTCCTGATCGCAGCCTCAGGCAGCGCGATCGCGCAGGCCCCGCCCGCGCCCGCGACACCGCCGCAAGCGACCGCGCCGCCATCGGCCCAGCACGCCGCCAATTGCATGCCGCAGGACCGCCCGAACCGCGCCACCACGCCCGACGGCACCACCACCGGCCAGTCCCGGGAACCGCTCGGCGACAAACTGGCCAAATCCGACGGCGTGCTCTGCCCGCCCTCCGGCGTCGACCCCGACATGCACGCTCCGACCCCCTCTACGGACGGTGCCATGCCGGTCATCCCACCCCCCGGTAGTCCTGGCGGCGACCCGACGGTCAGGCCCAAATAGGCTGATGCTTCATTCGCCTCTCCCCGCTTGCGGGGAGAGGCCGGAGCGCATCGAAGATGCGATCCGGGTGAGGGTTACAAGCCAACATGCGGAAGTGAGCCCTTTAACCCAAGGCGGATTACATCGGACCTAAGTGAGCGTTGCTTCTTGCTCGACGAGCGTCGCGTAGCACTCACAGGAAAGCCGTTCCAGCTGGGCGCGATCCAGGATCGTGATAACCCCGCGTGCGTAGGTGATGACGCCTTTATCCTGTATTTTGCCTGCGACGTCCGTAACGGAGGTTCTGCGCACTCCAAGCATCTCGGCCAGTAACTCCTGCGTCAGTGTCACGGTATCGCTTGCGGCCCGATCGGATGACTGCAGCAGCCAGCGGCAAAAGCGCTCTTCGATCGGGTGCAGGGCGTTGCACGCAGCGGTGGTCCGCGCCTGGGTCAGCATGACCTCATTATAGCGGATACATAGATCGCGAACCGCGTCGCTCGCGCCGACGACGCGCCGGAACGCCGAAGCGGGTATCCTGCTTGCGGTAAGCGGCAATTGGACCACCGCGCGAACCAGCGACCTATAGAGACCCAATCCAGCCATAGCCCCGACCACGCCCTCGCGGCCCACAGTCGCGGTTTCGATGGCTTTGCCATCTCGCATCACGGCGAGCAGTGAAAACATGCCGCCACTGGGAAAGTAGATATGATCGACCTCGTCGCCTGCTTCGTAGATGACCTCGCCCTGCGGCAATGACACATGCGTCGAATGCGCGGCTAAGATGTCGAAATCCCTGCGCGGCAATTTGGCGAGCAACTTGTTGTCCAGCGAGCTGGCCGTAGGCGTGTGCAAGAGCGGCTTTCCGGCCCGATCGGTCGGGCGCTGATACCGCAGGGGATGGAGTGCGCGCTCCGAGGGGGCGCTCCGCGGGAATGGCTGATACTATGATCGGCACAATGCCCTTGTCGGTCCGGTACCTGCATCTGAGGAGACATCCGCACCTTTGTATGCAGGCAGCGAAAATATAGCACATTCGGACGATGCCGTCGGACTATTACGCATCCCGGTCGCGCTATTTGTCCGATATCGAACGCTGTCGTCGATCAGTCTTCACGCGCGGATTGGTCACCGTGACTGATATGGTTCGTCAAATAAGCGCTGAAGTCCTGCTTTTGCACCCAATTACTTCGGAACGAATTGTCGGCCCATAAGTTCGCCCGTAGGCACCGACTTTGTCCGGTATCCGACATAACAAATGGGTGAGGCGCACCCATCGAGGCCGTGGGTCTCATGCCCAACAAAAACGGGCGTCAAATGATGCAGCGAGAAGCATGCGGTCGACCTGCCGTGCTCGTCGTCGAGGACGAGATATTGTTTCGTTGGACGACCGTCTCGGTGATCGACGAGACCGGCTTCAGCGCGGTCGAGGCCGGGAGTGCCGTAGAGGCCATTTCAATACTGGAAACGCGAAGTGACGTGTGGGCTGTCGTCACCGATGTCCAGATGCCCGGCTCAATCGACGGTCTTAAACTCGCCCATCTGATCAGCATCCGGTGGCCGAAGGTTAAGATCATTGTCACCTCCGGCCAGGTCAGGTTGCGCGATGACGACATGCCGGCGGGCGGTCGGTACCTGCACAAGCCTTACGATCCGTCGCACCTGATCGGTATTCTGGAAGAGTGGGTCGCCAACGAATAGCTGGCCCTAGTTTGAAAATGGCAGTGGCCTGGTCGGGTACCGGACAGACGGCCCTTCCAAACAAGCGTTAATCTCCTCGCCCTTCACCAAAAATGGGGAAAGGAGCGCGTCATGGAGAGACGCCGTTTTAAGCAAGAAACGCCACTGGACCAGCGCCTTGAAGACCTCGCAAAGTGCCTACGTAAAGAGGCTAAGGGCACGCCCCCAGGCTTCAGGCGCGATGACTTGATACGTCGGGCGAGACAGGCCGAAACCGCCGCGCGCATCAGCGACTGGCTTTCGTCGCCCGGACTACAGCCACCCAAGTGAACGAGTATCGGGCCTTTACGGTCGGCCATGATGGCCATTTCACCGCGTACCGAGCGTTCGTGTGCGCAAGCGACGAAGACGCGATCGTTTGGGCAAAGCAGCTAGTCGACGGCTATGATGTTGAACTTTGGAGCGGCGACCGCTTCGTGGTGCGGCTAGCTCATAGAAAGGATTGCCCACCCAGCCGCTGAGGGTTTTATTTCCAAGATACTTTTTCTTTGCAGGGTTTCCTGTCCGCAAGTCATTAGTCCATATTGCCGAGTTGCCAATTCGCAGGCGAATTCGGCTCCGAGACACGTCGGTGACAGTCAGGGATGCAGGATCAAAAAATCGTTCTAGTCGTGGATGACGACCCTGGAATGCTGAAGGCTGTACAGCGGCTCCTTCGAGCGCACACCTACGAACCCATCACGTTTTCATCCGGGGAGGCTTTCAGAAGCTACCCCGCCATCGAGAAGGCGGCTTGCGTTATCCTGGACATCGACCTGCCGGACGGATCAGGCATCGATCTGAGACGTGATTTGAAAACCGCAGGCGTATCCGTGCCGGTTATCTTCATCACAGGCAATGAGAACCCTGCCGTTCGCCAAGCAGCGCTCGGCTCTGGATGCATCGCCTTTTTGACAAAGCCATTTTCAACGCATGAGTTGATAGAACCGCTGAAGAGAGCTTCCGTCGCCTCATAGGCACGTCGCCAGCGTGATCGACACGGCCACCGCCAAAGCCGCAGGAAAGCCCTCCAGCGGCCCGCCCTGCGCGCGGCTACCGGGCACTGGGCCAGCCGCGCAAGCGAGGCCGCCACGCCGGCCCATGAGTTTTTCCAGTGCCTGTGCTACAGACGCGGCCCGGAGTTCGGGCATCTCAGCGGCCTTCCCGGGGATCGCAGGCTTTCCGCATATTTTGATTTTTGGGGTTTCGTTCCACTAAAACGGGGAAAACCTTGATGGATGAACGCGTCAAAACTGCTCGCGGCCCCGCCTGGACCATCGAAACACGCAGGGTCAACGAGCTGATCCCATCGCCTCGCAATGCGCGGCTGCACTCCGACGCACAGATCGAGCAGATCGCCGCGTCGATCTCGCAATTCGGCTTCACCGTCCCGCTGCTCGTCACCGAGGACGACACCATCATCGCAGGGCACGGCAGGCTCGACGCCGCGAAGCATCTGGACTTGCTTGAGGTGCCGGTCATCGTCGCATGCGGCTGGACCGAAGCCATGATCCGCGCATACGCGCTGGTCGATAACCGTTTGCCCGAGCTGGCGACGTGGAACCTCGACCTTGTGAAGCTGGAGGTCGAGGCGTTGCGGCTCACCGACATGCCGATCGACCGCCTGGGCTTCTCCGACAAGGATTTGGGCAGCATGCTCGCCGCCCGGCAGTTTCACGACGAGCAATTGGTCGATCCGTTGCAGGGCACGATCGACAATCGAGGCGACCTCCTCGCCCGGCTGGAGATCACGATCGCCGATCCCCGCCACTCCATCGAGCGCGGCGACCATTATCGCCTGGGCCGCCGTCATCACCTCTTGTGCTGCGGCGTCATGGTCGAATGGGAGCGCTGGAAACCATTGCTGACCGGCACCACCATCTTTTGCCCCTATCCTGGGCCGTTCGTCGCCTTCGGCGAGAAGGCCGACAAGTATGATCTGTTGCTGGTGCAGCCGGACCAGTACACCGCTGGCCACATCCTCGACCGGTACGAGGACATTCACGGCACGGGTTCCGTCGTCAGGATCACCAATGATTAGGACCGGCGGCAATTGGGACCCGGAGGCATGGCCCATCTATTTCATCGCCAGTGAGCCCAAGACGCTCGCCCATGCCTACCGCGTCAACCGGCACCTGCTGGTCGCCGTCAATGAGATCCAGGCCGACGAGCATTTCGGCATGCTCGACACCTTCATCGAAGCCGGGACCGACATCTTCATCGACAGCGGGGTCTACAATCTCTCCACCCGGCACGCGCACGCGCACCGCATGTCGATGGACCGCGCATTGTCCCTCGCGCCGGACGACATCGACGACTTCACGCAACTGTTCGACCGGTACGTCGCGATTGCACGCCGCATCGGCGATCGGGTCTGGGGCTATATCGAGATCGACCAGGGCGGGCGCGACAACAAAATCCACACCCGCACCAAGCTCGAAGAGATGGGCCTGCGCCCGATCCCGGTCTATCACCCATTCAATGACGGATGGGATTACTTCGATTACCTCGCCGAGCGGTACGATCGCATCTGCTTCGGCAACGTCGTCCAGGCAGACATGGAGACCCGGCGGCGCTTGATCGCCACCGCCTGGGAGCGGCGGCGCAAATATCCCAAGCTCTGGATACACGCGCTCGGCCTCACCGCGTCGGAACTCACCACGGCATGGCCGCTCAATTCGTGCGACAGCTCGACATGGCTCGCCGCCGTTCGCTGGGGACGTCACTTCGCCACGGTCGCCAACAAGCGATGCTGGCATGTCGGCTCTGGCTTCAACTATCAGCCGAGCGAACCTATCAGCGCACCCATGGGCCACGAGGCAGCTCGCACCATGTGCGGCTATGAGGCGCATTTCGTCACGCGCACAATGAAGCAGATCGTCGAGGAAGCACGGCAGGCGGTCGACGCTGACCCGACAGGAGCACTTACATGAGCGATGCCACGATCTTTGTCCGGTTCACCTTCGCGGGCTTCCATCGCTGGGCAGGCGCACCCGCCGGGCGATCGTATCTCGCTGATCGGCATCGCCATCTATTCCACGTCGAGGTGCGCATGCAGGTCGCGCACGACGATCGCGAGGTCGAATTCCACGATCTGCAGGACGAGGCGCGCGTCATCTTCGAGGGCTTTAGTGTCAACGGACATTTCGGTTCGCATTCGTGCGAGATGCTGGGCCGTGAACTCGGCAGCGCGCTCGTCGAACACTATCAGCGGCCCGTCAGCGTCATCGTCTCGGAAGACGGCGAGTGCGGCGCTCAGGTCGAGGTCGCACCCGCATGAGCAAACACAAAAACGGAAGCACGCGCCGCGAGAATAAGCTCCGCAAGCAGCGCAGGGCTTATCGCGGGCGGAAGAGGCAAGAGATAATAAAACCCCCCGCCGAAGCGGGGCTTTCCTTGAGACCTGCGGGCCGGTCTGGCGAAGTCTGTTGATCGGGGTAGACCGGAAGTCACCGGCTCAGGGCCGAACCGAGCGAATGACCCTCAACGCTTGTTGTGGGAGCCGCAGCGAGCGGTAAGCTGCGCAAGATTTTCACAGAGTATTCGTATGCCAGATATTTTGATCCACTGTCCTATCGCGGGGCAGCCCGTCCGACCGGATTGGGCGCTGAGACTGTCGTTTTTGAAACCTTGCCCGATATTGCAATTCCTCTCAAATGTCCGCGCTGCGGACAAACCCATTTTTGGAGACCAAAGGATGCTTGGGTCACTCGTCCTGGTCGAACCGACGCTCCAATAGGACAATCAGAGGCGCGCCATTCGACGGGTGATGCCGTCATAAATTCGTAATCTTCCACCAATGAACCTTTTTGGAGCTCCAGTTTTGCCATACGCTGGGGCACAGCGGACGGGTAAGCAATGACTGAACGCACACAAATGACGCTGGTACTGCGTGACCGCCTTTTAGAGGAGGCTCGAAAGGAATTGCTCGATTTCGAGCGTCGGGAAAATGAGTTCCGTAAGAAGGACCGAGAGGAGCGCGCCGCAGAGCTGCGACTTCCACTGAACAATATTCACTAGCCCGGAGGCCGCCTAGTGGCGGCTGACGGTCCAGCCTTACCAGAGCTTTGAGAGATTAAGGCCGTTTAAGTTGGATACATCGTAAGGAGAAGGAACCGTGGGCGCGGAAATTGAACTCAAGCTCGCCACGTCCAAGCGCGGTCTGCAGCAGGCGATGGCGCTGCCGTGGCTGAAGAAGCAGGCCAACGATGTCAGCCGCAAGCAAGAGCTCACCTCGGTATATTTTGATACCAATGATTTCGTACTCCGTGAACATGACATCAGCCTGCGGGTACGTAAGGCCGGTGCACAGCGGCTGCAGACCATTAAAGCCAACTCCAGCGCGCTGGTCGCCCGCGAGGAATGGGAAACGGAGATTGACCGCGACGAGCCCAAACTGGAGTTGGCCCGCGACACCGCGCTCGCGCCGCTCCTGACGGCCAAGCTGACGAAACAGCTGAAGCCCATATTTGAGACGCGCGTGGAGCGCGTCGTCATTCCCTTGCATATTGGCGACAGCGATATCGAGCTAGCCTTCGATCAAGGCTGCGTGGTCACGGCGGATGCGAAGCTCGACCTTGCCGAAATCGAGATCGAATTGAAACATGGTGATCGCAGCGAACTCGCTCGGCTTGCGAGAAAACTCGCGCAAATCGCACCCGTCACGCTGTCGGTTCGCGCCAAGGCGGAGCTAGGCTATGCGTTGCTCGACGGCGCGCTAAATGCTCCTGTCTTCGCTGAGCCGGTCATGATAGCGCGACAAGCCACGGTCGCAGACGCCTTTGCCACGGTCGGCTTGGCCTGTCTCCGCCAGATCGCGGGCAACGAGGGCGCGGTACGGAACGGGGAGCCTGAAGGCATTCACCAGATGCGGGTGGGCTTGAGACGGATGCGCGCGGCGCTATCGTTGTTCAAGGATATGCTGCATGACCGCAAGGTGAAGGGACTGAAGCGAGAGCTGAAATGGCTTACCGAACAGCTCGGTCCCGCGCGCGATTTCGATGTGTTCGTCAGCAAAACGCTGACGCCATATCGCGCCAAGTATCCGGACCGGCAAGAGTTCGAGATCCTGGAGCACGATCTCGAGAGAACACGCAATGCCGGTTTTGCGACTGCAAGAGCGGCGGCTGAAAGCGAGCGTTTCCGCAGCCTATTGCTGGATTGCGCGTTGTGGCTCCTTGATGGCGACTGGCGCAACGACACCGATGCGTTGACGCAAGCGCTGAGGAAGCGCCTGGCGCGAGCGTTCGCGCTGGACGAACTCGCGCGCCGCATCCGCAAGGTTAGCAAGCGGGGGCGCAAGCTTGATCGGCTCGATTGGCGCAAGCGTCACAAACTTCGGATTGCAGTGAAAAAGGTACGATATGGTCGTGAATTCTTCGCGACGCTCTGTTGCGATGGCCGCAAAGCCGGGCGTAAGCTCGACCGTGCTCTGAAAGAACTTCAGAGCGAGCTCGGCATACTCAACGACATGCGCGTGCACCTAGAGCGGGCTCGCGAGTTCGCCAGCGCCGGCAAAGCGGCAAAAATGGCATTCGCGATTGGCTGCCTCACCGGTCGCGAAGAGACTTCCGCAAGCGACGCGCTGACGAAGGCACTTGCAGCGGGGAAGCGATTGCAGAAGGCCGCGTGACTTGTGCTTAACATACACATAATGGCCAGTATCTAGCCGGGGTCATCCACCGGCCCTACAGGGACAGGCGGCGATAACGATCCATTTCATCTTAGTGCTCGCTCGGCAGTAGGATCACGTTGCCCTCGACCCATAGCTCGACCTCATCGAGCGGGAAGTCGGTGAAGTCGATCGTCTCCGAATGGACGATGTTGCCATTACCGTCGTCGCAGGTCAGCGCGGCGGTCGTTTTTTCCAAGTTCACCTTGAGCTTCCACGATTGGAACTCCTCGGTCCTCACTTTTGGTTCGAGCTGCAGCGTGGCGACCTTATCGACCAACCAATATGCGCCACCGGTCTCGGCGAGATATTGCACGCCCTCGGTATAGGTCATGGTGCGCATCAGGCTGTGCCGAAACCATTGTCCGGTGCCGGTGAACTGCCGGAGATCGGCGTGCGTGAGTTTGGTTGTCATGTCCTCAATTTCCTTTCGTGAAGCTGTACTTGCCGACCGTGTTGCCGTTTTCGTCGCGGACGGGCGTGGCATGCCGCGTTCGGTGTTGTCTGCGATGCGACGCAGGATGCTGCCGACCTCGTGACCCGGATCATCGGCGAATGCCGCGTTGTCCGTGTCGATGGTGACCGTGAATTTTCCCATGTTGGATTGTTCTCTCGCTGTTTGAAGAAGGAACCGGCGGCGCTGCAATGCCGCCGGAGTTTCGAGGCGTTTGGGTTTACTTCGTGGACAGGAAGTAGGTCACCGCGCGACCGTCGCGCTCGACCTTCAGCTTGTAGCCAAAGCGGTCGGCGACGCCGGTCTTCTTCGGATTGGAGAAGAACCACTTCCACGGCGCGCCCTTCCACTTGGAATGCTCATTGAGCTGGGCGGGCGTGACGCCGCTCGCGCGCAGCGCCAGCCTCACCAGTTCGGCGGTCATCCCGCTGGGCTTGTCGCTGTTGCGCTTGGGCGCGGCGGGCTTCTTCGCTGCAACCTTTGCGGCGGGCTTCTTTACTGCTTTGGCTTTCACGGTCTTTGCTTTCTTTGCTTTCGCCGCCTTTGCGGCTTTCAGATTTGCAGCGGCCTGCTGCTTGGTTCGCTTCTCAGGCTTCACGGTCGCCAGCACCTTGTCGGTGACCGCATGTCGAATGGTGACCGGCTTGCCGGTCGCCTTCGCTTCCTTCTCGGCGGCATCGCGTGCCTCGTTGCCGGGGACCAGGGCGTCACCGTTCTCGCTGGCGACGGAGACGGGCTCTTTGCTGGTTTCGAAATTCATGTCTGCACCTTCTCTGGTTGAGTGAGATTGAAATGGGCGCTGTTACTTGAAGACGGCGATGCCGTTCGAATAGGATGCGTCGGCATCCGCGCCTGTCGGCACGTCACCGGGGCGCAGGATATAGAGGGCATGGCCACGAGGGTCGCTCTGAACGAAGAAGCCCAACGTGGGATATTTCTTCATCGTCTCGGTCAGTCGCATGAGCGCACCGGTCTCGCGGTCGGCGGTCGGCGACTTCTTGCCGGTCATCGGATCACGCCAGAATGTTTTGCCGGTTGTCTCATCGCGTTCGATCGAACCAGCATCGCTGCCGCATTCCAGTTCATGCCAGCGCGATAGGGCCATGTAGATGCGACGCAGCTCGCGCGCATCGTTGAACGAGATGCCAGCCGAAACGAGCCGGGTGATGCAGTTTGGTTTAGGCATTTTATCCTCTCTGGGCTCTGCCCGTTACGAGGGAATGACTTCGCCTCTGCACCTAGTGATAGACGCGTCTACAACCCCGGACAACGACGGAAAATGCGGGCTAATACATTGAAAGATAAGACGAAATTTGCCGCATCGATCCCCAAACCGGGCGAGACCGTGCGAAATCGGCTCAAATCGGCAGGCCGGACCTATCTGGCCAACGACAACATTTTCGGCGCCCTGCGGCCCGGCGATCTCGCCACCATCGAGCACGAGGTCGAGCGCTGCGCTGGTGCGTTGCTCGACGCCCTAGTGATCGACACCGAGAACGATCACAACACGCGCGGCACCGCTAAGCGTCTCGCAAAAATGTTCGTGCATGAGGTTTTCGCTGGGCGCTATCTGCCGCCGCCGACGTGCACCGACTTTCCGAACGTCAGATCGATGGATGAGATTTACGTTGTCGGCCCGATCGCGGTGCGATCAGCGTGCTCGCATCATCTCTGCCCGATCGAGGGCGAGGTGTGGTTCGGCGTCATTCCTGGCGAGCGCGTGATCGGCATCTCGAAATTCTCGCGCATCGCCAACTGGATTTTGTCCCGCCCTCAGATACAGGAAGAGGCCATCATGCAGCTCGCCGACGAGGTCGAGCGCATCATCGCGCCGCGTGGCCTTGCCGTGGTGCTCAGCGCACGCCACTCTTGCATGACATGGCGCGGCGTGAAGGAAGACGGAACCACGATGACCACATCCGTGATGCGCGGCATCTTCCGCGACGGCCCGGCCGCCCGCGCCGAGGTGCTGTCGCTCATCCAAGCGAAGGGCTTCCGATGCCAGTAATCCGCGCCACCCGGTATCACGACATCTCATGCGGCCACCGCGTCGTGGATCACGAGGGCAAGTGCCAGTTCTTGCATGGCCATAACTATCGCGTGCACTTCCACTGCGAGGCCGATGCCCTCGATCACCTGGGCCGCATTATCGATTTCGGCGTCATCAAGTCCACCCTCTGCCAGTGGCTTGAGGACCATTGGGACCATCGCATGGTGCTCTGGCATCGCGACCCGCTCCTGCCCGGACTGCTGGTTCTCGATCCGTCGATCGTCACCGTCCCGTTCAACCCGACCGCCGAGAACATCGCGGCGCACCTCCTCACCGTCGTCGGCCCTCAGGTCTTGCCGCCGACCGTCCGCTTGGTCCGCGTCGTTGTCGATGAGACCCGCAAATGCTCATGCGAAGCAGTGATCTGATGCTCCCGGTCAACGAGCTGTTCGAGACCGTCCAGGGCGAGGCAACGTTCACCGGCATGCCCTCGACCTTTGTCCGGCTGCAGGGCTGTGATGTCGGCTGTCCCTGGTGCGATACCAAATACACCTGGGAACTGAACCACACGCCGCCCGATCCGCTCGCCGTCATCCTGGGGAAGATCGAGCCAAGCCCGAGCTTCGCCGCCGTGTCGATCGACGAGCTGGTGCAGACCCTGTCGCAATCGCAATCGCGGCATCTGGTCCTGACCGGCGGCGAACCGTGCATGTATGACCTCACCGAGTTGTCGAGCCGCATGATCGCCGAGGGCTGGACGGTGCAGGTCGAGACCAGCGGCACCGAGCCGATCCGCATCGATCCCCGCGCCTGGGTCACCGTCTCGCCCAAGATCGACATGCCCGGCGGCAAGACCTTCCGGGCCGAGGCGTGGCAGCGCGCCAACGAAATCAAGATGCCGGTCGGCAAGCCCGCCGACGTCGAGGTGTTGCTCGCCCTGGTCCGCTCGCATGGTCCGGCGCTGGTCTGGCTGCAGCCGCTATCGATGAGCAAGAAAGCCACGGAGCTTTGCATGGAGGCGGCCCGACAGAACCGGTGGCGCATCAGCGTTCAGACGCACAAATTCCTGGGCGTGCGGTGAGCAACGAAGAAGACATCGGCGACGACCAGCCGCCCGCGGGCGATCGGTTCGTCACCGTCACCGAGTTCGCGGCATTCGCGGACTACACGGCAACCTATATTCGCCAGCTCCAGCGCGAGGGCTCGTTGCCCCGAGGTGGACGAGGGATGATCCCGTTCATCGCAGGCGTCCGCGCTTTGATCCGCTTTTTGCGTGACAGCGAACGTCGCAGCAGCAAGAGTGCCGCCGACAGCCGGGTGCGCGATGCCCGCGCCCGCGAAATCGAATTACGCAATCTGGAGAATGAAAAGCGGCTGGTCGAGATCGAGGACGTGAATGGCCTCGTCGATGAGATGGTCGGCAGCTTCCGTTCCGAATTGGCAGGGCTGTCGGCCCGCGTGACGCGCGACCTCACCTTCCGCCGAACGATAGATCAGGCGCTCAATGACATCCTCCACCGCCTTGCGGATGCTTTCAACGAAAAGGCAAACCTTCTGGGCGCGCGCAGCGCTGCTGCTGGTCCCGTCCAAGGAAGTGACCCCGGACGTTTGGGCAGCGGAGAACCGCATTTATCCGCGCACGGCGGCAATACCGGGACCGCGTGATCCTCTTCTGACGCCCTATATCGTCATGCCGTCGAGCCTCATCGCGTCAGCCGAGTACAAGCGCGTCGTGCTCGCGTTCGGGGCGCAAACCGGCAAGACCGAGATGATCCTCGATGTCGCCGGGCAGCGCCTCGACCAGCGACCAGCCCCGATCCTGTATGTCGGGCCGAACAAGCAATTCTTGAGCGAGCAGTTCGAGCCCCGCGTCATGGCGCTGCTTGACGAGGCGCCGACGCTCACCGCGAAGGTCGCACGCGGCAAGCGCATGACCAAGACGCGCAAGGTCGTCGGCGGCGTCCCGTTTCGCTTGGCGCATGCCGGGTCCTCGACCGCCTTGAAATCCGATCCCGCCGCGCTCGCGCTCGTCGACGAGTACGACGAGATGAGGAACAACGTGAACCACCAGGGCGGCCCGCTCGGACTGGTCGAGCGACGCGGCGACACCTACGCAGACTTCGTCTGTGTCGTCACCTCGACGCCGAAGCGCGGCAGGTTGGCCACGGTCGAGGACGAAACCAGCGGCCTGTTTTTCTGGGAGGTCGCGGTGGCCGAGGACATCGAAAGCCCCATCTGGCAACTCTGGCAACAGGGCACCCGGCATCACTGGTGCTGGCCGTGCCCGCATTGCGGCGAATACTTTGTGCCCCGCTTCGACCTGTTGCGCTTCCCGCTCAAAGCCACGCCATTAGAAGCCGCGCGCGAGACCTTCCTCGAATGCCCACGCTGCCATGGCGTGATCGAAGATCACCACAAGGCCGAGATGAACGCGCGTGGTCGCTATGTCGCGCCTGGGCAGACCATCGACAAGGGTGGCAACGTCCACGGCGCACCGCCTGACACCATGGCGGCATCGTTCTGGGTCAGCGGGCTGGCGTCGCCGTTCGTCAGCTTCGGCGAGCGCGTCGCGGTGCTGGTCGAGGCGCAGCAGAGCGGCGACCCTGCCATGGTGCAGCAGGCGATCAACGCAGGCTTCGGCGAGCTATACTCACCCGGCGGCGGCGAGGTACCCGAATGGATGGAAGTCAAGACAAAGTCGCAGCAGGCCACCTACAAGCGCGGCGAGGTGCCCCACGACGTGCTCTATCTGACCCTCACCTGCGACGTGCAGCGCCAGTCGATCCCGTGGGTGATCCGCGGCTGGGGCGCACGCGCGACCTCGTGGCTGATCAATTACGGCTACCTCCGTGGCGACACCAGCGAGGAGGAAATCTGGGCCGCGCTCGGCGATCTGGTGTCGCAGCCGATCGATGGCTTGCCGATCCGGCTCACCTTTGTCGACAGCGGCTTCCGACCCGGCAAGACCGACACCCTCCCGCTCAACCGGGTCTATGAATTCTGCCGCCGCTTCATGCGCCGGGTCCGGCCGACCAAGGGCAGCAGCTCGCCGATGCGCACGCCGCTGATCTTTTCCAAGATCGAGGTCAGCCGCAAGGACGGGCGCGCGGCCAAGTACGGCCTGGAGCTGGTCCGCCTGGACACCGATCACTGGAAAAGCTGGGTGCATGAGCGGCTGCGCTGGCCCGAGGGTCACATCGGCGGCTGGCATGTGTTCAAGAATGTCGATGACGATTACTGCCACCAGCTCGTCAGCGAAGCGCGGCTCAAGCAGCCGACCGGCAGGGTCGAATGGGTGCAGCGCTCGCGCGACAACCACTTCTTTGATTGCGAGGCGATGCAGGCGGCGGCGGGCTACCTGCTCAACGTGCAGCGCATCCCATTGCAAAAAAGTCATGACAGGAATATGGATGGCGTTGGCACGCAGCCGGAAACCCCATCCGAGGTAGAGAGCGCTCGCGAAGCGCCACCCGTTCCTCCCGCAATATCGCGCGGTCGCAGGATCAGGCGCATCGTCAGATCGAGCTATCTCGGAGCCTAGTGGCTCCGTGCCGTGTCAGCAGACCAACCCCGTGCAGAGTTGTTGAGTGCGCAACAGCTTGCGCTTGCTCGGGCGCTCGATCCGCGCCGCCGCGAAGCCAAGGCCACGCCGGAAGAGATCGTCTCGCAGATCACTGCGCTGAAGACGCTCATCGTTTCTGGCGTCAACAGCGCCGCCTATGGCGACAAGCGCACCGAATTCCGCACCCTGGCCGAGCTGCGGCAAATCCTCTCCGGCCTCGAAGAAGACCTCGCCGATGCCTTGGGCATGGGCGGGCGCATTCGCCAGATCAGGATGACCACTCAAGCCGACAAGGGGCTTTAGATGGGCAGCCTGCGCGACATCCTGTCGGAGGGAATTCTGGGCCGGTTCATATCGAGCACCAGCAAGCGCGCCAGCAATTACTACGACGGCGGCGCCCAGCGGCGGCGACTGAAGAGCTGGCAGCCGACGCAGTACACCACCAACACGATCCTGTCCTCGACCGGCGCCCTGCTGCGGGCTCGCGCGCGCGATGCGCTGCGCAACAACCCGCACGCCAACGCGGCCTGCGAGAGCTTCGTCGCCAACCTGATCGGCACCGGCATCAAGCCGTCCTCGCTCCTGACCGAGAACGCCGAGCTGCGCGACACCATCATGCAGCTCTGGCTCGACTGGACCGACGACGCCGATGCCGATGGGCTGGCCGATCTGTACGGCATGCAGACGATTGTCGCCCGCGCCCTGTTCGAAGCTGGCGAGTGCTTCATCCGCTTCCGCAGCCGCCGGATCGAGGACGGCTACGCCGTGCCGCTCCAGGTGCAACTGCTCGAAAGCGAGATGTGCCCGTACTGGCTGAACATGCAGGCGCCCAACGGCAACTGGATCATGAACGGCATCGAGCTGGACCTGTTGGGCAAGCGCGCCGCGTACTGGTTCTATCCGGTCCATCCCGGCGACGCGCCGATCGAGATCACCGGCTCGCTGCAGCCGGTGCGCGTCCCGGCATCCGACGTGCTGCACGTCTTCAAGTGCACCCGGCCAGGCCAGATGCGCGGCGTCCCGCTGATCACGCCCGCGCTCGTGCGGATGTTCCTGCTGGACCAGTACGACGACGCCGAGCTGGAGCGGAAGCGCATCTCCGCGATGTTCGCGGGCTTCATCACCACGCCCACGCCGGAGGACGTGATCCCGATCGACGGCACCGATACCAGCGCGCCGCAGGACAACATCGGGCTGAGCGGTCTTGAACCCGGTACCATGCAAACATTGCTGCCCGGCGAGGACATCAAGTTTTCCGAGCCTGCCGACGTCGGTGGCGCTTATGAGGCTTACCAGTATCGCCAGCAGCTCGCCCTTTTCGGTGGGCTTGGCATGCCCTATTCGGTCTGCACCAGCGATCTGCGACGCGCGAACTATTCGTCGCTGCGCGGCTCGATCGTCGAGTTCAGGCGCAAGCTGGAGCAATTCCAGCACAACATCATCGTGTTTCAAATGTGCGCGCCGATCTGGCGGCGCTGGCTCAGCACCGCCGTACTGGCCCAGGCGATCCCGCTCGACGCCAGCGCCTATCTTGCGCAGCAGGCGACCTATCAGCGCGCGAAATGGATCCCGCAGCGCAATGACTGGGTCGATCCGCTCAAGGACCGGCAGGCCGAAAAACTCGCAGTCGATGCGGGCTTCAAGAGCCGCAGTGACGTGGTCGAAGCCGAGGGCAACGATCCGGAGGAAAACGACCGGCGCATTGCTGCAGACAAGGCGCGCGAGGAAAGCCTCGATCTGACTTTCCCGGTTGTCTACGCGGCGGCCAATCAGCCGCTCTCGCCGAGCGATCAGGCCGCCAAGGACGAAGCCGATCAGGCCGCTGCCGAAGCCGCCACACAAGCCGCAGAGGACGCAGCCGACGAGGCCGCAGCCTCGGACGCGGCATGAAACAGGAGCAGACCGATGCGCCAGTGGTTCACGATGAAGGCCGAGGACAAGACCGCTGAGATCGTCATCTACGACGAAATCGGTAAGTCGTGGTGGGGCGAGGACACCGTCAGCGCCAAGCAGTTTCTGGACGACCTCACCGCACTGGGCGATGTCGATGCCATCACGCTGCGCGTCAACAGCCCCGGCGGGGACGTGTTCGATGGCGTCGCCATCCACAACTCGCTGAAGAACCACAAGGCGACCGTGACCGCCCATGTCGATGGCATCGCCGCTTCGGCCGCGTCGTTCATCGTGATGGCCGCCGACAAGGTCGTGATGCCAAGCAATGCGTTCCTGTTGATCCACGGCGCGTCCGGCTTGTCCTGGGGCAACGCCGACGACATGCGCGCGGTCGCCGACGACCTCGACCGCATCGACCAGTCACTGACCGCGACCTACGTGGCGCGCGCCAAGAGCACCACCGCCAAGGTCAAGGCGCTGATGAAAGAGGACCGGCTGATGGATGCAACCGAGGCGAAGCAGTGGGGCTTCGCCGACGAGGTCACCTCCGAGAAGAAGATGGCGGCCAACTTCTCTCTTCGGCTGCTGCCGAAGGCCGCCGCCGATGCATTCCGGCTGCAGTCAGGCAGCGGAGAAGGCGATCCGCCGTCGCCCGCTCCGGCGCCCGAGGCCCCGGAGGTGCCGCCAGCACCTCCGGCGCCGGTTCAAGAGCCGTCAGCGCCCGCGCCCGTCGTGACGGAGCCTGCGGCGAAGTCGGCGGAGATCATCATCCTCGAAGCCAAGCAGCAGGGCATCGAAGAGCACCGCGTCTATGTCGCCAGCGTCACCGACCTCTGCAAGCTGGCGCAGCAGCCGGAGCGCGTCGGTGGCTACGTGCGCGCGAACACGCCGATCGAACAGGTCCGCAAGGAGCTGCTTGAGGTGCGGGCGCAGGAGACGGTGATGCCGCAGCACCCGCTGGCTCCGCCAGGTCCGCCTGCGTCCGCGTGGGAGAAGATCACCGACAAGCTCAACGCCCGCTTCAGGAAGTAACCCCACCCGAGAAGGAGACAGTTATGGCGAAAAATCCGCAGACCACCGACGAGGGCGACGAGCGGGAGCGTGCTGCTTCCGGCGGTGATCGTGTCGCTGCACGCGAGGGCGTGGCCCCCGAGCAGACCGCTGCCACCGCACCGCACTTCCCGGTTCTGTCCGAACCACATCACAGCGCGGAATTCATTCTGTCCGAGGCGAACGGTCAGCGCTCGCGTGGGGCTGCGTACTTTGCTGACCCGACGCAGGTCTATGTCGGGATGCCAGTGAAGAAAACGGCCGAGGCAACCGCAATTCAACCGGCGGCCTACGTGCCGGCGGCGGTTGGAGCGGACTGCATGGCGCTCTGCATCTACGCGGGCGGCACCATCCCCGGCGAAGGTCTGCGCACCGCGGTCATCGTGCGTGACGCCGAGGTGAACAAGAACCTGATCTCGTGGGGCGCGATCACCGCACCAGAGCAGGTGATTGGAGCGCAGACGCTCGCCACCAACGGCATCATCGTTCGCTAGTCGGGCGATCCAATCAACCCGCTCGCCGACAGGCAGCTAACAAAGGATCACGGAAATGCTCGACATCTTTCGCGGCGATGCCTTCGGCGTGGTGCCGCTCTCGATCGCAATCAACAATCTGAAATTTGTCCCCGGCTACATCTCAGGCCGTGGCATTTTCACCGAGACCAGCGTTGCAACGACCGCCATCGCAATCGAGGAAAAGAACAACGTCCTCACGCTGGTTGCTCCGTCGCCTCGCGGCGCACCGGGCACCACGATTGCGAAGCCCCGGCGCGCGATGCGCATGCTTGGCGTGCCGCACTTCGAGATCAACGACGCCGTCATGGCCGAGGAGGTGCAAGGCGTCCGTCCGTTCGGTCAGGAGACCGGCACTGAAGCGGTGATGACGAAGGTCGGCGAGCGGATGCAGACCGCCGGTCAGTCGCTGGAGTACACGCAGGAACATGCTCGCGTCGGTGCGATCAAGGGCATCGTCACCTATGCGGACGGCTCCACGTTGAACCTGTTCACCGAGTATGGTCTGGCTGCACCGGCTGCGATCGACTTCAAGTTCTCGACCAAGCCGGGCGACGGCACGATCCGCAAGACGTGTCAGCAGGTCATTCGCACCGTGGGCAACAACCTCGATGGTCAGAGCTTTGCGGGCATCGAGGCGATCTGCGGCGACGGTTTCTTCGACGCCATGATCATGGCCGACGAAGTGCGGGCGACCTACCTCAATCAGGCCGACGCCTCCGAGCTGCGCACCTCCTATGTCTCGGCAGGTCAGGCTTGGGGCAGCTTCACCTTCGGCGGCATCCTGTGGACGAACTATCGCGGCTATGCGTCGGTGGCAGGTGCGGCGACGGCTCCGATGGTCGAGACCGATGTGGCCTATTTCTATCCGACGGGCGTGCCGAACCTGTTCCCAACGGTCTTTGCACCAGCCGACTACATCGAGACCGTCAACACCTTGGGACTGCCGCGCTACGTCAAGCAGTATCCCATGCCCAATGACAAGGGCGTCCACATGGACACGCAGATGAACGCGCTCAACTTCTGTTCGCGCCCGCTCGCGCTGCAGAAGGGCACGCACTCCTAACCTCCCCGACCTTGGTGGGCGAGACGCATGATCGACTTCGATGCGCTGGTGCTGAAACCGGCAGGCGTCATCTTTCAGATCAGGATCAGCGTCACCCCGCTGGTGACGCAGCCAGGTGAGCCTGCCTATGAGGCGAACGGCGTCTACACCAAGCGCGACCTCGATGTCGAGATGCAGGACGGCACCATCTTCTCCGATCATGAGGTCTCGCTTGGCATTCGGCTGCGGGACTTCGTGATCCCGCCGGATCAGGGCGATCTGATCAACATCATCGATGAGCGGCACCCGGCCTTCGGTCAGCAATACTGGGTCGGCGACAGTGACGAAGACGGGCAAGGCGGCGCGATGCTGCTGCTCCGCACCAAGGAGCCGCCGTCATGAGCCACTGGGCCAACACCATCCATGCGAAGGCGCTGGAGCTGGTCAAGATCGGTTTCGGCTCGACCTTCAAGACCTACCGCCAGACGCCGATGCTGCAGGTGCAGCCGGGCGACCTCCCGATCCTTGCAGTGCATCTCCTGCGCGAGCGGCGTGAACCTGACGGTCAGCCCAACCAGACCGTCCCGAAGTTTGTCCACAACCTGACCCTGGGCTTCTCCGGCGCGGTGCACGTGGAGACCGACAAGCAGGAAGACATTCACGCGCTCGAAGGGTGGATGAGCACGCTCGATGACATCCTGCTGAGCGATCCGAATTTCGTTCGCCTGACCGAGGGCGTCCTCGCGATGGATCGCGTCGGCCAGTACGCCAAGGTCGGCGAGACAACGCTCTTCGAAATCCGCATTGAGATGAACCTCCAGTTCCGCAGCGACTTCCAGCCGCGCGTGCCCGACGAGCTGAAGGTCGTTCACATCGAAACGCAGTTTCCGGACAAGGCGCATGCCGAGATCGGCACGCCGCAGCTCGATCGCGTCTACGACATCGAGACAAGCACTTAAGCGGGCTTCGTCCCGCATCACAGCCGTCCGAAGAAGGAGACCACGCCGATGCCCGTGTCTTTCAGCTCAATCCCCGCAAATTGGAAGATGCCCCTCTATTGGGTCGAGGTGGACCCGAGCATGGCAGGCTACCCGCGCTCGCGACTGACCTCGCTGCTGATCGGCACCATGAACGACGACGGCACGGCGGTCCCTGACGTGCCGATCCCGGTGCCGTCGCAGGCCGACGCGCGCAACCTGTTCGGTTATGGCTCGATGCTCGATGCCATGGTCGAGTTCTTCACCAAGAACAACTATGCGCAGGAGCTGTGGGTGGTGCCGATCGCCCAGGCTGCGGCTGGCGTCGTGGCCGCCGGCACCATTACCGTCACCGCTGCGGCAGTCTCCGCCGGCACGCTGCCGGTCTATATCGCGGGCCGCCGGGTTCAGGTGTTCGTTGCCGCCGGGGAAGCCGTGGACGAGACCGCAACCAAGATCGCCGACGCGATCACCGCCGATCTGTCGATGCCGGTGACGGCACTTGCGGCGGCAGGCGTGGTGACGCTGACCTCGAAGTGGAGGGGTGTCGAAGCCAACGACATCGACGTGCGCATGGCCTACGGCGGGTTGCTCGCAGCGGAGCAGGTGCCGGTCGGCCTCACCATCACGCTGTCCGGCAACAAGCTGACCGGCGGCACCGGATCGCCGGACATCGCCCAGGCACTCACCAATCTTGGCGATGAAATCTACGAGTACGTCGCCACCGGCTTCACCGACAGCACGTCCCTGGCGCTGCTGGAGGAAGAGTATGGCTTCGGCGATGAAGGTCGCTGGGGCTGGCTGCGGCAGCTTTACGGCCACGTCTTCGCGGCCAAGACCGGCGCGGCGGGGGCTGGCGACCAGACCGGCTACAGCGACCTGCTGACCTACGGGCCCAGCAACAACAGCGGCGTCCTGTCAATCATGGGCGTCGAGCACAACTCGCCGACGCCGCCATGGTCCTGGGCTGCGGCCTATACCGCGAAGGCCGCGCGAGCGCTGCTCAATGACCCGGCGCGACCGCTGCAGACGCTGGCGCTGGATGGCTGCCTGCCCGCGCCGAAGCACCAGCGCTTCACGATGAAGCAGTGCAACGATCTGGCTGGTGTCGGCATCGCGACGCAGGGCATCAACGGTGACGGCGTCCCGTCCATCAAGCGGGAGAGCACGACCTACCAGAAGAACCTGTATGGCCAGGGTGACGATGCCTACGAGCTCGTGCCGACGCTGGCCACGCTCGCGAAGCTGTTCCGCAACCAGCGCTATGCCGTCACCTCGAAATTCCCAAGGCACAAGCTGGCGGATGACGGCACGCGCTTCGGAGCCGGTCAGGCGATCGTGACCCCGAAGATCATCAAGGCGGAGCTGATTGCGCAGTACCGTCTCGATGAGTTCAATGGTCTGGTGGAGAACGCAACCGCGTTCAAAGCCAATCTGATCGTGGAGCGCGCGAGCGACGATCCCAACCGCATCAACGTGCTCTACCCGCCGGACCTGATCAACCAGCTCCGCATCTTCGCAGTGCTGGCGCAATTCAGGCTTCAGTATAACCGCGGTGTGGATACGGCCATCGCGGTTTGAAAAGCGGAAGGGCAATGGAGATTTACGGCAAGATCAACAAGCCGTTCTGGGATGACAGGCCCGTCGCCGTGATTGGCGGCGGGCCGTCGTTGCTCGATCTCGACTATGACAAGCTGCGCGGCGCGCACGTGCTCGCGGTCAAGGGCTCGATCTTTCACGTCCCCTGGGCTGATGCTGCGTTCGGCCTCGATTTCAATGGTAGCCGGGACAAGCTCGCTAGCGTGCAGAGCCGGGTCTATCTGGCCGTGCGGGAGGATCAGCTCGCGGGCGCCGGGCTGCCATCGAAGAACACCACCTATCTGAAGCGGCTCGACGGCCAAGGACTGTCCGACGATCCGGGCGTGATCTACGGCGGCGGCTGCAGCGACTTCGGGGCTATGCAAATTTGCATCCACAAGCGTGCCAAGCAAATCGTTCTGTTCGGGTTCGACTATGAGGCGCGTTGGTCTGCCTGGGCGGAACACTTCCGCGTCTATGTGCCGTATCTCACCGCGCACGGCATCAGTGTCGTCAATGCCTCCCCGTCCTCCGCCATCGGGTGTTTCCAGAAGGTTGCGCTGCGCGACGGCATCGCGATCTGTGCCAACGGCAAGGGCTCATGACCGAGCTGATCATCGCCTGCATTCGCACCGGAGCGCGCGTCCCATTCGATCGCGTCACCACGCTGCGCAACGCCGTCGACCGTAACCTTGACCGGCCCTACACGATGGTCTGCCTGACCGACCAGCCGGAGCGCTGCACGGGCGTGGCGTTCGTGGACATCAGTGCCATGAAGCTCACCGGGTGGTGGACCAAGATGGCGCTGTTCGAACCGCAATGGCGCGCGGGCGCCAAGGTGGTCTATCTCGCGTTCGACGCCGCCGTCAGCGGCGACATCGCGTCCCTGGCCGACGTGCCCGGCGAGTTCGCGATCTGCCATAGCGAGGTGTCGGACTGCGGGTACAATCCCAGCGTGATGGTTCTCGGCAGCCTGATGGGAAACTTCGTCTGGTACGGCTTCGAGCGGCGGCGCGATCTGATGATCATCGATCACGCCCGCTTCGGCCCAGCGACGTGTATCGAGGAGCTGTATCCGTCCGCGCCGTCGCTGCAGCGGCTGCTCTCGCCGGAGTTTTTCCGCACCAATTTGAGATTGATGTAGCCGCATTCACACGGCGATTTCTTCCCCACGTTATGAGCGTTCCGTGCCGCCCGGCACGATGCAGAAACTTGCGCATCGTTCATTCCGTCTCGGGAGAGGACCATGGCGCAAGGCCCGTTCGCAGGCACCGCGTATCTGAAGGTCGATGGTGATCAATATCCGCTCAAGGGCAACCTGACCGTCTCAGGCTCGCCGATCGAGCGCACCGGCATCGCCGGCCAGGACTACGTGCACGGCTATCAGGAGCTGCCGCGCGTGCCCTACATCGAGGGCGACGTGAGCACCTTGCCCGAAGTGTCGCTGGAGTTTCTGGAGACCGTCGTCAATGCGACGGTGACCGCAGAGCTGATCAACGGCAAGACCTACGTGCTGCGCAATGCGTGGACCAAGGGGCCGCTCGAAATCAACACCCACGATGGCCAGTTCCGCGTTCGGTTCGAAGGCGTGTCCTGCGACGAAGTGCAGTAAGGAGCGCGCGTCATGGCGGAGGCGGCAACAAGAAGGTCGGAGCCAGTCGCAGAGACGACAGCTGAGAAGCCGACAACGAGCGGCGTAGTCGTGACGTTGACGGACCCAGTGCAAGCGCACGGCGAGACGGTCAAGGAGCTGACATTCCGCGAGCCGACAGGTGCCGACCTGATGATGCTCAAGGAGGGGTGGCCGGTTGATATTGATCACGTCACCGGCAAGGTTACTCCAAACTCCGCAGTGATGGGTCAGATGATGCCGATGTTGGCGGCGGTGCCGCCGTCAACGATCAAGGCCCTCAAGAGCAATGACTTCAGCAACTGCGCGTATGCACTCTCGGGTTTTTTCGTGCCCGACGGAAGGACGATGCGATACTGAATTGCTATCGCATGGCGAAGTTCTACGCGCGTCCGCCGGGCGAGTTTCTTGCGATGCCGATTAGCGAAGTCTACCGACACGCCGATTGGACCGAATTGATGCTTGAGATCGCAGAGAGCACTCGGCGGCGAGAGTGATCCAAGATGGCGAATGAAGATGTCCTGAGGCTTCGCGCAACAGTCGTCTCCGAAGAGGCGCTCGCGAACATTCGCCTGATCGGCCGCGAGATCGGCCTGCTGCCGCAGAAGGCCCGGCCCGGCCTCACCCAGATCAACACGCAGTTCGCGACGCTATCAACGACGGTGCGGAAGCTGGGCGGCGAACTGGCGCAACTGACGCCGGGACTGAGCGGCTTCGGGCTGGGCGCCGCAGGCGCCGGTCTCGCAGCAGCGGCGCTGGTGCGCACGCTGACCAGCATCAGCGGCAAGATTGTCGAGCTGCGCTATGCCAGCAAAGAACTCGGCATGAGCGAGCGCGAGCTGCGCGCCTGGGGTCTCGCAGCGGAGAAGGCAGGTATCTCATCCGAGACCATCCTGGGCGGCCTGAAGAGCTTCAAGCAGACCACCGAGGAATTCAAATACAACATCGGCGGCGTGCGCGATGAGCTGATCGCGCTTGGCGCCGGGCCGGTCGTGCAGCGCATGACGGCGGCGACGACGCAGCTCAGCAAGCTCAAGGAGGCATTCGACTTCAAGGAAGTCCTGATGCGGGCTGACCCGTCCGGCTACAAGGCGCGCAAATTCACCGAGATGATCGGCCTCGGCGCCGACGCGGCGCGGCTGAAGTGGGAAGAGTTCAGCGATGCGATGGCCAAGACCAAGCCGCTGTCGAAGGAGGACGAGGAGCGCGCCAAGCAGTTTCACGACGCGATGATCGAGCTGGGCAATTCGTGGAACCAGCTCGTGCAGCGGACGGCGATCAAGCTGTTTCCGACGCTGGGCCAGGACATCAAGGATATTCAGGGCATCATTACCCTGTTCGAAAAGCTCGACGGCATCCTCGACAAATGGCTGCCCGGCTCATTTGGCGGCAACCTGATGGGCCGCATGACGGCACCGTTTGTGCCTGGGGCTGGCCCCAGCCAGTCGATACTGCCGCGCGCGCCCAACCAAAGCCCGCGCTCCGGCTACAAGCCGACATCGTTCGGCGACGGGTTCGACGGCGGCGGGCTGAGCGAAGGCAGCCGCATGGTGAAGGACGGCGTCTTCGCCGCGCTGGTGGATTTCCAGAGCTACGCGCAGGGCGGCGGCGGTGGTGGCGGCGGCGGTGGCGCGGCGAGCTTCGGCGGCGGCGGCTACCGCAACCTGACGCCGGGCACGGGCGGCGGCACCGCGGGCGGCGCAAGCGCGCCAGGCGGTGGCGCCGACCGCTACACAGGCGAAAGCATTGTCACAGGCGCGCAGACGCCGAAGGGCGGCGGCCGAAGCGGATACAATTATTTCCAGCATCGCGGTGACGCGCCCATCCGCGATCCTTCGCAGCTCGCAACGGTGCAGACTGCTTACGGGCCAGCCAAGGTCCATCCCGAAGCCGCGGACGACTTCAAGAAAACCGCGGATGCGCTCGCGGAGGCTGGTGCGCCGGTCGGCAAGTTCGGCAGCTACAATTACCGGCAGAAGCGCTGGGGCGGCGGCTGGTCGTCCCATGCTTATGGCGCCGCGCTCGACATCGGCGACAGGGCATCAATGTCGCCGGAGATGAAGCGGTGGATCACCGCAAACCCCGATAAGTGGAAGGCTGCGCTCGCGGCTGGCAATTACGGCCAGCCGTTGACCGACGCGAGCATGACCGGCGGTAAGGACGCGCCGCACATCGAATGGCGTGGGCCTCGCGGCGAGAAGTCACCGCAGGACGCAGCAGCAAGCGCTGGTCCGACTGGCGGCGGTGGCAGCGCGGCAGACCGCAAGACCGTCAAGGGGTCGTGGTTCGGCAGCGGAGCGGGCTGGCACGATCCATCGGAGCCGGTGGGCCGCAAGACGGCGTCGGGACGGTCGAACCAACTGCCCGGCATAGCGCTACCTGACCGCTCCGGTCTCGGCAAGATGTTCGAGGTGACGACGCCGGACGGTCGCACATTCATGCTGCCGCAGACCGACATTGGCCCGCATCCGCGCACCGGGCGCGGTATCGACATCACCTCGTCTGCCGCCACGCAGATGGGCTACACGTCGAAGAACTTCCCGACCGACAAGGGCTTCAGCTATCGGCGGGTGGACGAGCAGATCGCCGCGCCGACCTCGAAGGTCGAGGGCAACGTCAACCTCACCGTGAATTCGAACGGCACGGCGGCGAAGACCAGCGCCAGCACGGACGGCTTCTGGCAGCGCTCAACGATCCAAAACTACAAGCAGATGCAGCCCACCGAGAAGCCTAGCTGGGGTGCGAGCTGATGGTCGCGATCCGGGACATCCACACGCCATGGCGCGATAGGTATCAGCGCTCGAAGTTTCGCACCGCGATCTTCTACGTCGATGTCGATGTGCGCTCTGGTGGGCGGCGCGTGGCGCTGCACCAGTATCCGAAGCGGAACGTGCCCTACGCCGAGGACATGGGCCGCAGCGCCATCGCCTTCACCGTGCAGGGCTTCCTGATCGCGCTCGACGGCAGCTATCTCGACCTCAAGAACGACCTGATCGACGCGCTGGAGCAGGATGGTCCTGGCGTGCTGCGGCTGCCGCTGCCGTACCAGATGAGCGACGTGCAGGTGATGGTGCAGAGCTACAGCATCAGCGAGAGCCGCGAAAGGGGCGGCATGTGCACCGTCGAGATGAGCTTCGTGGAGTACGGCGATCCGTCCTACCGATCGACCACCTCGACGCCGGAGACGATCAACCAGTCGGCCAGCAAGGTCGAGAGCAGCGTGATGGGGACGCCTGAGCCCGACACGGTGCAGCAGGCAAAGCCGTACACCGATGTCTACAACAGCGCGAAAGTCTCCGACTACGTGCCCAACCTGACGCTGTGAGAGACCATGACTGCAGATGAAGCTGAGGAAGTCTTGGGTATCGTCCAGCGCATTGGGCCGGTCGTGCTGTCGGCTGCGGTGAACCCGGCCGGGACGATCGGCACGGCGTTGCGCCGCGCTGTCGGCATGATGATCGCCGACTACAACATGATCAATATGCCGACGTTCGCCTTCGCGTTCGGGGTCTGCACCGATCTGGCGCGGCTCAGTCAGGCGACGCTGGCGACGATGGATCGCGTGCGCAAGGCAGCCCTGGAGGAGACGCCGGTCAGCCTGCCCGCCGTGCAGACGGTGCTGGCGATCGTGCGCATCACGCTGACGATGGAAGCCCGCATCATCGCCTACATGCAATTCAAGTCCCGCGATGAGTTCGAAGCGGTGGCGACGGCGATCGGCGACGCTTTCAACCAGACGGAAGAGATTGCAGCCGACGACCTCGACAGCGGCACCTACATGGCGCTGATCCGGTTGCACGGCAATGTGGTGAAGCACCTGTCCGATCGTGCCCGCAGGCTGCCGCGCGTGATCAGCTACGACTATTCGATGGTGATGCCTGCGCTTCGGATGGCGCAGCGCGCCTATGGCAACCCGGCGCGCTACCAGGAGCTGATCAACGAGAAGGGCGTCGTGCATCCCGCTTTCATGCCCCGCACGGGCAAGATGCTGGCGGTGTGACATGGTCACCACCCTCCCGCCCGTCATCGTTGAGCGGCCCGAGGCGCCGAGGCGCGGCGTTGTCCATTCGGAGCAGAATGAGCCGCAGTCGCAACAACCGTTGTCGACCGAGCCCGCGGTGCGTGCGCGCTTCGGCTCCAAGGAGATCATCACGCTGGAGGTCAGGGGCACGCTGTTCACCAACTGGACCACGGTGCGCGTCGAGCAGAAGGTCACAGAGTGGTTTCCGACCTTCGTCTTCGAGTGCACCGAGGAAAGCCCGGTGCCGCTCAAGATCAGCGCCATGCAGTTTGTCACTGGCGACGTCGTGCGGGTCTATGTCGGCGGCGTCCCAGCCGTCTTCGGCTACATCACCGAGCGCCATGTCGCCTACGACGCCAAGCAGCACGGCGTGCGGCTCGTCGGCGTCGGCAAGACCTTCGACCTGACGAATTCGTCGGTGCCGCTGGAGAAGCTGAACGGCCATGACGGCCAGACGTGGCAACAGCTCGCCGACGACATCACCACGCATCTCGGCATCAAGGTGAAGCAGCAAGGTCAGGTGGACGACAAGCCGTTCGACCAAATCCAGATACAGCCCGGCGAGACGATCCAGACGGTGCTGGAGCGCTACGCGAGGCCGCGCAACATCGTGATCGGTTCCGACCCTTACGGCGCCCTGCTGGCGATCGGCGAGAACCAGAGCGTGACGACCGGCGATCTGATCGAGGGCGGCAACATCCTGCGCGCCAACGCCGTGATCCGCGACCAGAACGTCTACAAGAAGCTCTTCGCGATCGGTCAGGGCTACGGCAACGACAACGCCAACGGCGATGCGATGAACAAGCAGGTTGCGTTCCTGTCCGGCACCTCGACGCGTAACCGCATCCTCGTCGTCGTGAACGACATCGCGGAGCAGGACACCCACGGCATTCATCGCCGCGTGAAGATGGAGCAGGTGTTCACCGAGGGCAGCAAGATCGAGGCCCAGATCACCGTCCAGGGCTGGTTCAAGGATGAGAACCGCAGCGACAGCGTCTGGCGCGCTGGCGAATATTACTACGTGAACTCCCCTTCCTTGATCCTCGATGACGTTCTCGGCTGCGCGGTCTGCGTCTACGAGCAGGCCGATCAGGGCAGCACAACGACGCTGACGCTGGTCAAGCCGCAGCACATGAACGGCCAGTTCAACTTCCGTGACGGTGAGGCTGCGGTGTCGTCCGCCGACCAGCTCAACCGCATGGTGCCAAGCGATTTGTGAGGAACGATGAACAGAAATTCTCTCTTGGAGATGTCGGGCCGCGCGATGCACCAGATCGTGCGCATGACGCTGAACAAGTCGAACGACGACCCGATGATGCAGGAGCTGGACTTCGACGGCATGAACTCCGAAGGCCGCCAGAAGGTCGAGCGCGTGCAGGGCTTCGGCTTCACCAGCACGCCGCTGCCGCGCGACGAGAAGAAGGGCCAGCAGAGCCAGGGCGGTGGCGGCTCCGGTGGCGTGGGCGGCGATGGCGAACAGGCCAAAGGTCCGGCGGCTGAAGGCATCGCGGTCTTTGTCGGCGGCCAGCGCAATCACCCGGTGGTCATTGCGGTTGATGACCGGCGGCATCGCCCGATGGGCCTGAACCCCGGCGAGAACGCCCAGTACGACGACCAGGGTCAGATGACGCTGCTTCGGCGCGGCGGGCTGTTCCTGCTCTCGCTCGATGACGAGGAAGGCAGCGGCAACGGCGGCGCCAGCGCTCGCGCAGCGGATGGCAGCCAGCAGGAGAACAAGGAGCGGATGGTCTCGCTGCGGCACGTCATGAAGAAGAAGCAGGAGCGCGGGAGCGTCGGCGGCTCAGGCTCCGGCGGCGGCTCCGGGGGCGGCGCAACGCGCGCGGCGGCGGGCGGCTCGCAGAGCAAGAGCGACCACAAGCACGAGGGCGAAGAGGTCAACACCGAGGTGCGCGCCACCAAGAAAAAGATCGAAATCTTCGACAAGGACACGGCGGTCGCGACCTACGACCGGCAGTCCGGCACATGGACCTTCAAGTCGAAGAACATCACGATGGAGGCCAGCGACAAGATGATCCTGAAGTGCACCAACGGGCCGACCGAAATCTGGGGCAAGCCGATCAAGTTCAACGGCGGCGGGCCTTCGTCACCGCCGTTCGAAGTGCCGGGGTGAGCCATGGGCAGCGACGTCCGGTTTCTGCAGCAGCTCGACTTCCCGGCCTATGCCGTGCAGCTCGACTGGCTGATGACCGATCAGAACCTGATCGCGGACGGCTACGACCTGCAGTCGGCTGTGATCGTGGCGCTGGGGACCGATGCGCTCGCGCCCGTGAGCGAGGAGCTGCCGGACCCCGATGCGACAGACCGCCGGGGCTGGTGGGGCGACATGGACGCGGACCTGATCTGGGAAGGCTGGCCAGTCGGCTGCCTGCTCTGGCTGCTCGCGCGCGCCAAACTGACCGGCCCGCTGGCGAGCCAGGGCAGCACGCTGTCGCGTGCTGACGGCTGGACCCGCGATGCCATGCGTCCCTTCACGCAGCGCCGGATCGCCTCGCGCATCGACGTGGAGCCGGAGCAGCTTGGGACCGATCGCATCGACGTCGCGGTGACGATCTTTCGCGGGCCGGATGCAGCGATCGAGCTTCGCTACAGCGAACTCTGGGATGAATTGGGGAGGCAGTAATGCCTTGGACGACACCAACGCTGCGAGACACCCGGCGCCTGACCCGCGACTACGTGCTGTCGCAGCTTGGCGCGAAGGCGATGATCCCGAACTCGGTGCTGCGGATCATGAGCGACGCCATGTCCGCGCTCGCTCATCTCGCATTCCTCTATCTCGACTGGCTGGCGAAGCAGCTCATGCCCGACACGGCGGAGCGCGAATGGCTCGACCGGCACGGCGTGATCTGGCTGACCAACGCGGACGGCTCCAAGGGGCGCAAGGCGGCGACATACGCGCAGGGTACGGTCGAGTTCACCGGCAACGTCGGCGTCATCACCCCGGTCGGGACCACGCTGACCGGCAGCAACGGCGTGCAGTACCAGACCATCACCGCGGGCGAAGTCGGCAGCGGCGGCGTCGGCACGGCTGAAGCGGTCGCGCTGACCGCAGGCTCTGTCGGCAACCTGCTGGACGGCGACTTGCTGTCGGTCGAGCCGTCGATCCCAGGCATCACGGAAGCGATCCTGCTGGGCGACATGAGCGGCGGCTACGATCAAGAGACCGACGACCAGCTCCGCGAGCGCATCCTCTTCCGCATCCAGAACCCGCCGATGGGCGGCAGCCAGGCCGACTACGTGCGCTGGCCGATGGCGGTGCCCGGCGTGACGCGCGCCTGGGCGGCGGCGGAGATCGGACCCGGCACAATGACGGTGCGCTTCCTGATGGACGACGACGAACGGCGGCTGACAACCGACGATCTGCCGACCGAGGCCGAGGTGCTGATGGTCAGCGACTACATCGACATCAAGCGCCCGGTGACGGTGAAGGACTGCTTCGTCATGGCGCCGATCCTGTTTTTCTACAACATCACCATCCGCAACCTGACCAACGACGATCCGACCGTGCGCGCCCGCATCGAGGCGTCAATCGCCGACATGGAGTTCGCCAGGAGCAAGCCCGGTCAGACCATGTACCGATCCTGGGTCGATGAGGCGATCAGCCAAGCGGTTGGCGAGGAGACCCACGAACTCGACTTCGAAACCGTCGAGATGCCAGCGCCCGGCTACATGCCAGTCTTGGGGACCGTTCTGTACGATGTCTGATCCCGACCAACACGTCACGCGAACCGGCGACGACTACGCCGACGCCATGCAGGCACTGCTGCCGCTCGGGCAGGCGTGGCCGCGTGACGACGAGAGCGTGCTGATGAAGGTCGTGCGCGGGCTGACGCGCATCTGGGGCGACTTCGAAATTCGCGCCAGCAAGCTCTTGGAGATGGAGAGCGACCCACGCAGCACCATCGAGCTGTTGCCGGACTGGGAGCGCAACTGGGGCCTGCCTGATCCGTGCTACGCGGAGCCGCAATCGATCGCGGAGCGGCAGCTCACCCTGGTCATGCGCATGACGCTCGAAGGCGGGCAGTCGCGGCAGTTCTTCATCGATGCAGCGGCGATGCTCGGCTACACGATCACGATCAGCGAGTATCGCCCGTTCTTCATCGCCATGGACGGCTGCGGCGATTGCCGCGTCTATGGCGCGGCTGGAGCGCCGGACCCGGTGATGCGCAACCAGTGGGGCCAGCCGATCCTCGCGCCGCCCAGCGATCACAACGTCTCCGAAGGCGAGTTGTCGGAGTGGCCGAACTACGGCATGGGTCCGCTGGAGAACAGATACTACTGGACGGTGCATGTCCATCAGGCGTCGCTGACATGGTTTCGCGTCACCAGCGGTCAGTGTGGCGTCGATCCACATCTGCGCATCGGTCTCGCCGACGATCTGGAGTGCCTGCTTAACCGCTGGAAACCGGGTCACACCCAAATCATCTTTGACTACACCAACCTGCATCCGGGTGATCCGATGGAGGGAACACCATGACAAAGACCTGTACTCGCTGCGGGCTGACGAAGCCGGTTGAGGAATTCTATTTGCAGCCATTGTTACGCGGCGGTCGGAGACATCAGTGCATGGCGTGCACCGATGCTGTTCGCGATCAGCGGCGCGCGAACCCGAAGAAGCGGCGCGCTGAGCTTGATCTGGACAATCAGCGTCGTCGCAACAACCCGGAGTATCGGGAACGTCATCGCTTGAGTGAGAACGCAAGAAGAGACGCTGATCGGCCCGCCTTTCGCGCCTATCGTCGCGACTATCATAGGAGGTCTTTATCGTGAAGTACCACCAGCCCTACGGCGTCTCTGATCCCGACGCTGGCTACGTCAACGGCAATCCATCGACCGGCACGATGGGCTCGATCCCGCCTGCGGGGAGCATCGAGTATCCGCAACGCGAGATCGTGAACCTGATCACGCACGCTGGTCTCGCGCCGCCCGACGACGCCGACCTCAGTCAGCTCGCGCGCTCAGTGCAATCGATGCTGATGAACTCGCAGGACGATGCGGGCACGGCGAACGCCTATCAGGTGACGATGCATCCGGCACCGAACGCCTACTACAAGTACCTGATGGTGATCTGCAAGATCGGCAACGCAAACACCGGCCCATCCGTTCTCAATGTCAACGCGCTTGGACCAAAGCCGATTGTCCACATCGATGGCTCAGCACTGTCAGCGAGTGAGTTGCGACAGGGCGCAATCGTTGCCTTCATGTTTGACGGCGTCAACTTTCAGATGGTGTGGTCGTCAACCGGCGTGATCGGCATTCCCGGCGCACCGATCTTCCTGACGGGTAACCGCGTGCTCTATGTCGATTGGGCCAACGGCAACGACGCAACCTACGACGGCACCGCCGCAGCGTTTGTTGCTGGCACCATCCATGGTCCATTCAAGACGCCGCAGCGCGCGACGAACGAAATCAACAAGTGGAATTTGAACGGCTTCGGCGTCACGATCCATCTCGCCGACAGCCCAAGCTATCCCAGCTTCCGCCTGCCTCAAGCGCCGGGCAGCGGCTCGTGTTCGTGGCAAGGCAACCTGTCGAACCCCGGCAATGTCGTCATAACCGGCGTCGATAACTCGGCCATCAGCGGCCAGAACAGCGGGGCTCAGGAAATCTTCGGCATGAAGTTGTCGTCGTCGGGCAATCCTTTGACCAACAACGACAACCTGTGCGCCCTCAATATCGCCTATGGCACCCAGGTCGGCCTGCACGATGTCATTATCGGCACCTGCTATGGGCCGATGCTGTCGATTGCGCGCGGTTCGGTGCTGACGCTTTACGGGCAGATCACCCTCATGGGAAATTCGGTGGGCAATCCGTATTCGGTAGGTGCTTTTATCTACTGTTACTTCAGCGCCCTTGTGCAGTGGAACAGCCTGTCGCCGCCAAACCTAAATATCCCCGCTCCCATCAACCTGCAGTATTTCGTCGTCGCAGCAGCAGCCGGAAACCTTGCCTTGGGTTTCGGCACCCTCACTGGCCCAGGCAACGTCACCGGCACCAAGTATCTATCGCAGACCAATGCCGTGATCGACACCTCTGGTCGCGGCGTCAGCTACTATCCCGGCACAGTCGCCGGTTCGACAACGAGCGGAGGACAATATGTCTGATGAAATCAACGCAACAGAATTGCCCGTCACCTTCCATCGCATCTACGCGCCGCTGACGTGGTACTGGCTCGCGGCTGATGGCCGCATTTACTCGTCGGCGCGCAGCATGCTCGTGCCAGACACCGATGCAAACTACGTCGAGTTTTGCAGGGGCGGCCCCGCGTCGGAGTGGCCGCGAGATGCCAACGGCGATCAGACCGATCGGGCGCTTCAGGATGTCTATGATGCGCTCGATGTCGTCGGCGGCACGCCACCTGTCATCACAGGCACCAAGAGCAGATACAACGATCCTGATTGGCCTTGGCCGAAGTGGCCGAAGGAGCCGAAGGAGTAGGACGATGACTGTCGTCAACATCACAGTAGATAACGACGCTGACTTCTACCGTGTGTTCTCGTACCAGACCATCAGCGGTCAGCCCATCGACATGACGGGATGCTCGATGTGGATGATGCTGCGTCGTCACGCGAAGGACGAAGCGGCGGTGATGCGGCTCGGCACCGACACTGGCGAGATTGTGCTGGTCGATGCCGTCAACGGGCTGTTCTCGGTTCGGATCATGCAGGCTGATCTGGAGCGGCTGGGGCTTGGCGACTTCGACCAGTCGATGATCGCCAGCATCCAGAACTACAAGCGCGGCATCTGGAGCGGCCTGTTCACGAACAATCCCGGTCCATCACGCGGCACCTTCGTGCCGCCGCCTCCAAGCAACGGTGCAACGCGATGAGCGTGAAAGTCGAGGTCATCACAGCCACCGACACCGCCTTCGCTGACGGTCAGACGCCGATCGTGGTGCTGGCCGATATGGATGTGGAGACCATTTCAGTTGGCGAGGTCGGTCCTCCCGGTCCTCCCGGCCAGCCGGGTCAGCCCGGTCCTCCCGGCATCCCCGGCAACACGATCCTCTACGCCGCGCGTGATCCCGTTCCCGCTGACGGCAACAACGGCGATAGCTGGATCAACAGCACAACGTGGTTCTTCTTTGGGCCGAAGATGAACCATGCATGGCCTGCTGGCGTGGACATGATCGGCGCGACCATCCTGAGCGGCACCGCTGATCCCATTGCCGGTCAAGGCGCTGACGGCGATTTCCATATCAACACCGCAACGCATATGTTCTTCGGCCCAAAGGCCGCAGGTGCGTGGCCCGCTGGTGTCTCGATGATTGGCCCGCAGGGGCCGCAGGGCATCCAAGGCATCCCCGGCAACACCGTACTGTATGGCGCGGCTAATCCCATCGCTGGTCAGGGCGTTGACGGAGATTTCTACATCAACACCACGACGCACTTCCTGTTCGGGCCGAAGGCGGCAGGCGCGTGGCCCGCAGGCACATCGCTGGTCGGGCCGCAGGGCATTCAAGGTCCGGTCGGGCCGACAGGTCCGGTCCCCGAAGCGCCGACTGACGGGAAACTCTACGGTCGGCAAAATTCTGCATGGGCCGAAGCGGGCACTTTCCCCGCGGGCACGGTGATGCTGTTCTATCAGGCGGCAGCACCGCTGGGCTGGACGAAGATCACGACGCAGAATGACAAGGCGCTGCGCGTCGTCTCCGGTGCTGGCGGTGTCGCTGGCGGCACCAATCCATTCTCGACGGTGATGGCGCAGACGGCGGTCGGCAACCACACGCTGTCGCTCACGGAGACGCCCGCTGGCATCACGGCTGGATGGAACGCCAACTTGACGGTTTATCCCGCTGGCAGCTCTACGATCAATCTTGCGGGCATCAACGGCGGCACTTGGTATCAACTGGGCATCTTGTCGTCTGCGACTGCTACCGTTCCGCCCGGCTACAACATCGCCTATTCAAACACCACCATCGCGCCGGACGGCTTTACCGCGATGCAGGGCATCAACGCTGCGACCGCGACCAGCAACAACACGGGCGGCGGCGCGCACAATCACCCGATCACGATGGCGATCCAGTACGTCGATGTCATTCTCGCGAGTAAAAACTGATGGTGAAACTTCCACACGCTGACGAAGGCGGCATCTGCCCGCTGCACCGCGAGGACATGAGCAAGGTCTGCCACAAGTGCCCGTGGTGGACGCTGGTGCGCGGCAAGAACCCGCAGAGCGAGGAAATGATTGACGACTGGCGCTGCGCGGTCGCCTTGCTGCCGATGCTGCTAGTCGAGAACGCGCAGATGCAACGGCAGACCGGCGCGGCGATGGAGACGTTCCGTAATGACATGGTGTCCGGTGTGGTGCAGGCCGTGAGCCATGCCTCCGACAACGCAGGGAGATTGATCGATGCGCGCAACAATCGCCGTCAGTGATAACATCGTCATCGAGGACGGCGTACCGATGAGGAGCGACTGCACCGCGCTCGCCGCGCAGCAAATCAGTGCCGTGCAATGGTACGGCACCGAAGGCGAGGTCGAGCACGCCAAACACGCCAAGCCGAATGAAGTGATCACCGACTTCGCGCCGTACCAAATCTATATAGACAACGCCGACCCGCTGGTGCCACCGGAGCCGACCATCGTTCCCGCGCTCGACGGCATCAACCCGAAAACCATCGCCCAAATTCTTGGAGTTTGATCCATGTCCGCACTCGATTTGATTTCAACCGCATCCGATGAGACGTTCGCGGGTCGCGTCATGATGCTGATGTTCAAGGTCGGCCAGATGATCGCCAGCGAAGCGCCTGATGCACCAAATCACGCCGAACGGGTCGCCTATGCGCAGCGCGTGATGCGGGGCCAGGAACAGCCGCAGCTCGTCGCCGCGCACGTCATCTCAAGCAACCCGACAATTGCTCAGACCATCGAAAGCGATCCGGCGTCGCTCGGATCAAATGTACCTGACAACGACATCGAGTTTGCGCTGTCCTCGATCTGGTCCGCACGCTCGCTTGCCTTTGCGTTGCCGTCATGAACGCCCCAGTGGAGCTCGCGCACAAGGTGGTCGACCAGATGAAGGCGACGCCCTTTGTGCTCGCGATCCTGATCGTCAACATCACGGTGCTCGCCGGTTTCGCCTATACCCTGCACGAGGTCAGCGGCGCCGCCGCGCGCCGCGATACCATCCTCGAACGCTGCATCAAGTAGGTTG